TGGATTTGAACCCATTTATGAAGATGGTGAGGTCTGTATTGAAAACGTTAGTCCGTTTAATTGCAGGGTTGATCCACTGTATTTTAGTCGAGAGAAATGGCGTTGGTTCATCTATGGAGATGAGGTCGACGCCGATTCTATAGAAGAGGAGTACGGTCTGAAGAGTGGTACGCTCAAGGAAAGTAAGAACCCGCTTGACGATGCGTATGATTTGGAATATCGCACAGACGAAGAACAGGGCTTAGAAACATCTTATGGAATGGATACGTCGTTTGAAACCGACAGCGGGGATGGTAAGGAAGACAAAATTACCGGTCGTACTATTGTCCGAAAGGAATACTGGACTCCCAAAATATTCATCTTTACGGCCGGAGGGAAGGTCTTAGAATATGGTAAGAATGAAAAGCAAGAAATCCCATTCTTTGTTATTGAAGATCGCCTAGTCCCAATTGAGAATTATAATAAAGGATTTGTTTATAATGAGAGTCTGATTAAGGATGCCATTCCTATTCAGCGTGAGTATAATAAACAAAGTACGATCATGAGTAGGACCATGGAACAGGCGGCTCGCGTTAAAGTTCTCACCCCGCTCGGCTCATTACTCAATAAGAAACAATGGGTTAATGATTATGGCGTATTCATTGATTATAACCGTACCGCAGGGGAACCGCATCAACTCAAGGCCGATCCATTCCCCGTTGAAATGCCTGCGTATAAGGAAGGATTACAACGAGAAATGGAAAGTATGATGAGCCTGGGACCGGCATCGTTTGGACAATTGCCCGAGCGAGCTAGTCACGCTTCCGGCACATTGGTTAATCTCTTACTGGAACAGGATGATGTTGTTCTGAACCCCTTGCTCAATCAGATTAACCGCGTGATCGGCCAGGCATGGAGTCTGGCTATGAGTTTAGTACAGGATAATTATGCTACGGAACGCCTCATTAAAATTACCGGCAAGGATGGTGCCGAGGACGTAGTTAAGTTCCAGGGCTCTCAGTTGCGTGGTAATACCGACGTTCGCGTGATTTCCCAAGCTGGATTGCCCAGAAGTAGGGCCTTGAGAATTGAGTATGTCATGAAACTCCGAGAAGTAGGACTCCTAACCGATGATAGGGCTACGTTGGAGATGTTGGAGTTTGGTAATGCCAGCAAAATCTTTAAAGATGATTTACTGCATGAGCGCAGGGCATATAGAGAAAATGCCAAGATTTCTGATAACCCATTGATTGACCCCAACGAGGTCGCCGCTTGGGTATATCCGTATGAAGATCATGCAACACATCTTAAAATTCATTTCCGAGATAGATTAAGTTCCACGTACGAAGCATATTCGCCAAATCAAAAGGCTGCTTCAGATTTACATATTCAAAATACAATTATGGCTATTCAGGCCCAGGCGCCCCCGCCTCCGCCTGGACCCGGTACAACCACTAATGAACAGGCGCCTCCGACCTCACCAGAGGCACCGGCTCCGCCTGAGACAGTGGCTCCCGCGTAATATATGAGGTATTTTTATGGGTGATTTCGATTATGACGAGGTACAGGCTAAGTTGCACCCACCGTCAAGCGAAAAGGCAGAGGCCGTCGTAGAGGACGACCTTGGTAATTTTGACATGGATGATGTCGTAGATGTTGAGCCCGATACACAAGAAGCGACAGAAGACAATGAATGGGCAGAGGAACCTATTGCAGGAGAAAAACTAGCAAAGGAGGAGGCAGCGCCACGCACACCCGCCCCCAAGGCGGCACCGTCACCTGGCCAACAGCCCCCCGCTACACCGGCGGCGATTCCCGATCCGTTAGCTAAGGCGGTTCAGGATGAAGTCCTACGGCTAGTAGGCAATGACGCCATCATCAAGATTAAGGGTGTAGAAAGAAAGCTTAGCGATCTTTCTCCCGAGGAAATCGTTTTGGGTATCCAAAAGGGTATCCGTGCGGACCAGATATTTAACGAAATGTCCGGTGAACGCAAAAAGTTGGAAGAGGACAGAGCCCTCGTTGAAAAAGGGGCAACTTTTATTCAGCAGTACATTGACCGTGTACAATCCGGTAAAGGGATTGGAGGAGAGACGGCGAATCCGCAACTCCTGGCCCTCCTAAAACCTACCCCGGAAGACACGGAAGAGACTTTGTACCTTAAACAAAATCTCGCGGCCAACATTGACCGGATGTCTCAATATGAGAATCAATACCGTATGACTGAACATAAGAACCGTATGCAAGGTATTGCTAACGAGGTCCTGGGGTTTAAGGATGAATACCCCATGGCTAGCGTTGATGAGGTGATTGCGATTAAGGCAGCCCGCCCAAACGCTAACACAGAGGACATCATGCGAGCGGCTCATAACTACTATTGTTCCGAGGAACATATCGTCCATGCAATCATGGCGAATCCTGTTTTTAAGCGTGAGTACGAAGCTGAGATAATTAAAAACTATCTTAACAAAAAACAAGGAGCTAAAAAAATCCCTGGAATGAAAAGTGGTTCTTCCAACTCCGAGAAAGTATCGGAGAGGGCAAGATCACCTATCTCTGACTTTGATTCCGCTGATGCCGCTGCCAAGGCATATCTTAATGAACTTAGGAAGTCTGGGTAACGGTTATATAGGATATATTTAACATGGCTTATACTGCCGCTCAGGAATTTAGGTATATTGACGATATCATGAAGGATTTTTATGCCGCTGCTATCGTCAATCAGGTTTATAAGAAAGCCCCCTTCTGGGCTCAGATTGAGAAGAAGACGGTCGGGGTGTATGGTAAGTCCGTACAAATCCCGGTGCAGACCGGTTTCACCGAGTCTGTCGGCTCCCGCGTTGCGAATAACTATGCGTTGCCCACTGCGGGTAAAGGCACCTATGATAGAGCCTCCCTTACCATGAAGAGGAACTATGGTAGAATTCAGGTAGATGGCTTTGCCATCGAATCATCCGCCGGTAAGGGTGGGTGGGTTGACATTTTCAGTAATGAAACCAAGGGGTCGGCTACGGCGTTCGCCATTGAGTGCGACCGCCAGAGCATGGGCCGTGGGCTTGGTGTCCTGGGGACCTTCGTAAGTGGTACGACCTCCGTGACGGTCGATGCGCCTGGGGGTATTGCCGGAGATACACCTGTCGCCAAGTGGTTCCGCGTCGGCCAGGTGGTTGACGTTTGGGCCGTTGCGTCCGGTAACGCCGCGGTTGTCTCGGATTCTAAAATTACCGCTATCTCCGCTGCCGGTGTCCTGACAATGGACACGCTGTCCGGCGCGTCCGATGGTGACTATCTTTGCCGCCAGGATTCGCAGTTGGCTAACGGCTTCGGAAGTGCATTCGCCAGTGTTGGCGATATGATGGGTATTGACGGTATCATTGACGACGACGACGTTGCCTCTGATGCCGCTGCTGATTTTGAGGGTATCGATAGGGCAACCCAGCCTCTCTGGACTGCCTATGTGAATGGTACTTCTAGGGTTATTTCTGAAACCGCTATCCAGGAAGACTTGGATTCCATCGACCAGAGAACAGACGGCGAAGCTCCTAATCTGCTGCTCACCACGACCACGCTTCGCAATAAGTTGGTAGATATTATTAGGGCCGATAGAACGGTTTCTACCCTGGACCTCAAGGCTGGGTATAAGGGTATTAAGTTCTCAGCCGGGGAAAGAGGCGAAATCCCCATTATGGTTCACAAGAGTTGCCCCGTTGGTTATATGTATTACATTGCACTGCCCCACATAAAGTTCTATTCTCTTAAAAAGCTCACGTGGGACAATAAGGGCGGTGGGATTGTTAAGCCGGTGGCCGATGCCGATGCTTATGAGGCTTGGTTCAAAATGTATGCTAACATCGGTACTGATTGTTGCAACGCCCATGGGAAGGCGACGGCGTTCACGACTGCATAAGTAGAGTATTCCCATCTGGATATACGCTTGCTAGCGAAGGTGAGGGGGGCTGGAAACGGCCCCCCCAACCTGTTGTGAGGAGGATGGATGAGAGAAGTCATGCCGGTTCCACAATGGTTTCAACGGGAACTGCAATTGATTAATGAGAATTATTTTTGTGCATGGAATCCGAGGTTACGTGAATTCCAGGTTCGGAGATGGTTGTCTAAATTCTATAGACCGACAGTCATTGTTGATATTTTTAAGAATAGCAAGAGCGTTCATTCTATCCCCTACATCGATTTCGATGAACGGGCCCTGTACGGTCTCAGAGTTGGTCTCTATAATGCTCGGATAGTTACGAAACTCCTGCGTGAAGTTGATGAAGCAAATCGTGAAAATGAATTAAAAGCCGATCAAGAAGATACATACCAGCATCGGGCAGCGGCGAAAGATATTTGGCGCCACTATAAACATCCGCGTGTATTTTTGAATAGGAAATAATCATGGCAATGACGCTAGAAAATGTTACTGCGTTTGTTAGGAGTTTACTGGGCGAAACGTCGGCCCGATATTGGACCGATGCAGAAATAACTCTATACATTCAAATGGCCAAGTCCAAGGTACAGGCTCAATTTTTTCCGTTGCTCTGGGATCAATTTAAATCAGGTGCCGACTTTGGTATGACCGCCGGTACCAGTCTTTATAATTATCCAACCGACGCTACGAAGATCGTGGCACTCGAAGTTAAAGCAGATGGAAAGATTCTTCGCAAAATTGGAGAAGATGAATTTCATCGATATGCCGACGCTACTGCCGGAGACCCTACGGCGTGGACCTTAGTGGGCGGTCAAATACGTCTATTTCCCGTCCCATCTACGACTGATGCAGATTATTTATATTGTTGGTATATGAAAAATCTGACCATCACAGCAACTACGCCTGCCGTGACTGACTTCCCCGACGTATGCAAATCCCTCATTGCCATCGAGGCCGTGATCTTGGGCAGGGGAAAGGACAATGCGATTACTGCCGATATTTTAGAACTTAGGAAGATATACGAACAAAATGTGATGGTTGAACTGAGTGCGGCCTCGTCGGCTGGCCAGTACCTGTAACGAACGAGACTACATTGTTGCAAGCCTCACCTCAACAGTTTGAAATTAAGAATTTCTCTATGGGTGTAGACTGGACCTCGCATGATTCTCAGATACCGGATGGTTATGTGGCCGATGCCAAAAACTGCAATTTGAACTCATGGATGGCTATGGAGAAAAGGCATGGCTGTTCAAAGCTATATCCAACCGCCTTCAATAGTGGCGCAACTATTAAGTCTCTCTATGAATATCGTGCTCCAAATGGCACAAACTATGTTCTAGTGTCGAGTGGTACGGCGTTGGGGTATTACAATGGTTCGGCCTGGGTGACCCTCATCGACGCAGACACGGACCTCACGCCTCCGGTAGGGGGATTGACCAGCGGAAAGCGGTGTAGTTTCGCTACCCATAATGGATTTTGTTATATTGTCAATGGAGTTGACCTCAACTTCAAGATGAAAAACGCAACCATTTTGAATATCGTCGGAGTTCCCGCCCCGGCTACAGCCCCTACGGTAGAGGTGAATAGCACCGGGCTTACCGGAACCTATAAATATGTTTATTGTTATACTCACGATGCCGACGCTAGCTTGGGCATGCCTCAGCTTATCGGCAACCCATCTCCCCCCAGTGCGGCTATTACAGTGACTAATCAAGGCATTAAGGTCTATGGATTCTGCGCTCCAGCGTATGATACCGAGGTTAATACCCTGATCCTCTACAGGACTCTTGATACTGGGCTAGGGGATACAGACTCCACCCTTTATTTCAAGGTTACTGAACTTCCAAACACAGCGACTAGCATCACCTCACTTACAACTACTTTTATTGGAACAGGTCTTAATGATTTAGTCAACGCTGAAAGTTTACTGGTAGCAACAAACGTCTGGGTGAAAATTAATAAATTAGCTGCGACAGTTACCGCCGTTAGGCATAAGACCGGGACTATAAACCCCATACATGATGTCACCACCACGGACGCCACGGCAACAGTGCGGTTTGCCGTTCGGTTAATCGGAAAAACTCATTATAAAGTTAAGGATGGCCCCATACATGATACCTCGTGGCAGGGGGTGGGACAGTTGCATAGCGCTGAAACAGGAAATACATTCGGAACAACCGTATGGCACATTAACTTGACCACACAAGGCACCTTGGATGCGGGTGATTATATAGATTACGAGTTCTTCAATATTGGAATAGATCAATACGTAGTGTCGGAAGACAGCGGGGCAACTTGGCTGGAGGCTACCAATTGTAGCGAAACGTTAAATTCTTATGGAGACGTTTCCTGGAAATTTACTGCCGATTCAGGACATACGATTGGTGACTACTGGAAGATTACGTCCAATACAACGACCGCATGGAGTTATGTTGATACCAAGGTTGACAATGACTTAACGACATTAGCGGCATTTGATAATACACCTCCTCCTATAGCAAAGTTTATCTGTTTGCATAAAGATAGAATGATCTATGCCAATTGTCCCAAGACTTTTGCCGGAGCGGATATTCCTGGCGGTAGT